ATCTTACTAAAAATACTAAAGGTATGGATCCTAAAAAAGGACAAGGTATTAAAGGATTTTTACAAGGTTTAGGTGATGGATTAGCTCATATCGGTAAAAAAGCTATGGATGTTATTAAAGGTGCAGGTGCAATAGCTATAGCCGGTCTAGCATTAGGAGGTTCATTTGCTTTAGCATTAATGATGGTAAAAGACGTAGACCCAGCTAAAATGATAGCTTTTTCTGGTTCTTTAACTATGTTAGGTTTAACTTTAGCTCTTTTAGGTAAAATAGGTTCTTCAGTTATTCAAGGAGCCTTAGCAATGGGTATATTAGCAGTAGCTTTAATACCAGCAGCATATGCATTCAGCTTATTAAGTGAAGTAGATACAGGTAAAATGATTGCATTTTCTATTGCAGTACCGTTATTAGGATTAGCAGCAGCAGGATTAGGGTTTTTAGCACCTTTCATATTTGCAGGAGCAGCAGCAATCGCAGCATTAGGGCTTTCTTTACTACCTATGGCTGGAGCTTTTGCTCTTTTAGGACAAGTTGATATTATAGGAGTAATTACATCTTTAGGTGAAATAGCTGCAATAGCACCAGGATTAGCTGTTGCTGGATTAGCATTTATGAGTTTAGGAGCTGGATTAATGTCATTAGGAGTAGGAGCATTATTTGCACTTCCAGGTTTGGCTGTATTAGCAGGTATAGCTTCAATAGGTAGTAGTCTTCAAGCAGCAGGTACCGGAGTAAGAGCATTAGCAGAAAATATAGGGCTTTTAAAAGATAACCTTAATGAACTTGAGGTAGAAAAACTAAACGAATTACAAGGACTACTAACTACAGCAGCAATAGCAGCACCTATGTTAGCATTAGCTGGAGGTTTAGGACAAATGGTAGCAGGTATTACAGGAGGTCAATCAGGAGGTAATGATGCTGTAGCAGCTAAGCTAGATGAATTAATAGCGGTTGTTAAAGAAGGTGGTGATGTATTTATCGATGGTAGTAAAGCAGGTAATGCATTAGTATTAGCTTCAAGTAAAAGTTCATAAGCTATTTATAATAAACTAAATTTAAATTTTTTAATCATGGGAATATTAGATAAATTACAAAAAGGAGTGAGTGCTTTAGGTTTATCTGGTTTAACACCAGAAAATAGACCAGGTGCTAGTTCAGAATCACAACTACATGCTCAAGGTAGTAAACCTACTATTATGAAAGGAGAGCATTCAGTATTTGATTTAGATGGTTCAACTCCTGAAAAGTATCAGAATCCAGAAAAATAATAATACATTATGCCGCAGGGGCCTTTAATATCTTTAACTAGCGATTTACGCAGCCTGTCTAATACTGAATTCAATACTCAAGAACCTTTCGTTAAGAAAGATTTACCTGAGTATAATGAAGATGGACCTCGCACAACTCAGTTAAATGCAAGAACTGATGATGTAAAGAGAATAACTAAGTTAATTACAAGTTCTAAACCTGGTAGAAAATTTACTACTAATTTAGGACTTTTAACAGCAACTACTCAGCAAGGTAATCTTATAACAAAAGCATTAGGTACGGTTGGTAATACAGCTAAAGTCATAGGAGCTACTCTAGCTCAAGTTCCAGTAAATGGTACTGGGACCCACTTAATCTATGGCTTTAATGGATTTACCTACCTTAAAAATACTACTGAAGGAGGATCAGGAAAAAAGTTTGCCAACTTTATGCTAAATAATCTTGGTATAGGAGATACTGGAGGTATAAAAGGAGCAGGTAAAGCAATTAACGGTCAACCTATTGGAAATGCAAATGATACATATGATGGGTTAGGAGATAAAGAAGATAAATTTTCACCTTCCGCAGCTTCCTTATTTTATGATGGTAAAGATGTTCTTCTCAATAGTAAGTACGACTTAACACCTGGTAATGATAGTTTCGGTGGACCAGTAGGATTAACTGGATTAGGTAAACAAATAATAGACGATGTTAAAAGCGGTCAGTTAATAGATGATATAGGTTCAGCAGCTAAATCTATTGGTAGCTTTTTAGGTATTGGAAAAAAGAAAAAAAATCCATCTGGAGCAGGTGATGCTAAAAACACAGGAGATGGAGGAGATCCGCAAACCGGTGTTCAAGGATATACAGGAGTTAGTGATGTATTTTCTAAAATTAAATCAACAACAGTTAAAAGAACTGATAAAGAATCTAAAAATTATACTTTAGCTAACTTAAATAAACAACAAAGCGGTGAAGATTTTATAGGTCAAGGCTCTCCTGATAATCCAGCAATGCTTAAAGATAGAACTAGACCTAATAAAGATGCTGAATTAACTAAAACAGAAGGTGCAGGTTCTGATGCAGGTAAGCCTGTAAATTATTTAGAACAAGATGGTAGAAGTTTAGTAAAACCTAAAGAAACTACTGCTGAAAACGGAGAATCAGAAGCTACTGCTGATCCTACTTTGTTAAACCAATCTACTGATGTAGACGGTAATGAAAAAGACAAAATTGCATTTGGTAATTTAATTCCTACTAAAAATACTCCTACTTTAGACGGTAGAACTAATACAAAATTAAATACTGAATTAGAAGAACATCCTTCAAGTAAATTAAAAGAAGGTACTAAAAACTTTGTAGAAAGAAATCTAAAAGATGACGAAGGAAATGATAAGACTAAATACTTAGATAAAGATGCATTAGATGATAGAAAAGATCCTAATAGCTTTATAAGTATAACTGACGAAAATGTTCCTGATGATAAAAGACAAATACCTAAACCTGAAACAGATGGTACTTTTACATATGATGCAAATAATCGTTTACAAGGAGATAAAGATATTTCTCTTTCTGTAGATGAACAAAAAAATATTAAATCTAATTTTACTCCTAAAACTAAAGAACAAAGAGAAAAAGTAGCTAATTTTAAAACTGCGTATGTACCTAAAGGTGGAAGTAAAAATTATATAACCGATCCTTTATTTATTCCTACTAAAAGGAAAATGAGAGATCAATCTACGCCTAGTGCTAATCCAGTAGATTATATTAATAGGTTAGCTGAATCTGCTTCTGAAAATGTAGAAGCAAAAAAATCTCAAATTATACCTTTTGAATTTAAAGTAATGGAAGGTGATGATACTAATAATTTTTTATACTTTAGAGCATTTTTAGATTCATTAAGTGATAACTATACAGGAGATTGGCAAGGTACTAAATATGTAGGTAGAGCCGAAGATGTTTATAATTATACTGGTTTTTCAAGAGATGTTTCTTTTGCATTTAAAATAGCTGCTTTATCTAAAGACGAATTAAAACCTTTATATAAAAAAATTAACTTATTAGCAGGTACTACTGCTCCTACTTATGATTCAAATGGAGCATTTATGAGAGGAACTTTAACTAGAATAACAATAGGTGATTATTTAAAAGAGACTAACGGGTTTATTAAATCAGTAGGTTTATCATGGGATGTAGCTTATCCTTGGGAAATAGATTTAGAAGATAGTGGTGAATTAAAAGTACCTCATATACTAAATGTAGATATTGGATTTACTCCTATTCATAACTTTGCACCTACTACAAGAGGAACATATATTGGATAATGGGAAGATATAGTAACATAGAAATAAAAAAAGATTTAAAAGGCAGAAGATATTATTTGAATTCTGTTTATCCTGATATACCGTTATCTGAAGACGATATATACGTTATTACAACAGGAGGAGACAGATATGATACTTTAGCTCAACAGTTTTACGGAGATAGTTCTTATTGGTGGATAATCGCCTCAGCAAATACTTCTAAAACCGACGGGCTTGTCTGTAAACCTGGGGTTCAGTTGAGAATACCAGATAATCCATTAAAGCATCAAACTGCTTATGAAGAACTAAATCGAACTAGGTAATGTCATCAATCGGAGGATCAATAAGTACTAACGTCACTGCTCAGTTAAGAGAAAGACAAAAGATTTTTGATAAAAAAGCTAAAGATGAAAAAGATCTTAGATTTTTATCTTCGAAATCAGCATGGATATTAATGAGATCGAGTGTTGATACTATCCCAGAAAAGGCATCTCTTGCAGTATTTACTGCTATAGCTAATAGAAAAAGTAGCGGAAAAAATACTAAAGCTAAAAATTATAAATTATCTAATGCTCCTAATAGAGCAGGAGTTGGAGGAGGTAATGCTTTATACTCTACTGATTCTCTATACGGTTATAGACCTAAACCAGGAATTACTAGTATATCAGTACAGTCAAAAAATACTTTTGGTACTTTACTTGAAGCAGTAGTAAAATTTAAAGTATTTTCTATAGATGATTTCAATATAATTGAAAAACTTTATTTTAGACCAGGTTATAGTGTACTATTAGAATGGGGTAATAGTGTGTACGTTGACAATGGCGGTAAAATTCAATATGCTTCAGCGGCTAATGCTATTGATGATAATGTTTTCTTTAGTCCAAAATCTTTTAATGGAATAGACGAGTTAGTCCAACAAAAACGATTACAGTTTGACGGTAACTATGATGGAATGTTTGGTTATATAGTTAATTTTGATTGGAATTTTAATAATGACGGTTCTTATGACTGCAGTGTAAAGATACTATCTAGAGGAACAGTATTGGAAGGACTTAAGGGTGCTAAAATGACTGATATTATTCCTTCATCTGAAATTAAATCTGATGAAAAAGAAGATGAAGTAGAAGAAGAAACTAAATCACTTTTTCATTATATAGTTGAAAGGGGTACTGATAACTTAAATAATTACGGAGGAGCTAAAGTAAAGAGTTTAAAAGAAGCTTTAAGAGGAAATGATGCAAATACTGTAGCAAATAAATTAAGAGGAGATGTAGATATTTTTATGATGCATCAAGAAGATAAAGATGGAGCTGAAATAGATATATTTTTCATGCCTTTAAGAGGTTTATTAATGATTTATAATTCATTTATAGCATTATCTAACCCAGGAAAATCTGCAGATGCTTTATTTGTTACTAGAGGAGTTAACAATAAACATTCTATGTCTGATGTTTCTTTTTCAATCGACCCTTCTATATGTGTATTGCCTTATCCTCCTTCTAGCAATCCTGATAAAAATTTAAAAGAATGTAAATTAAGACCTGGAAAAATGAAAGATCTTCATACTAGGATGCAAAGTTACGTAGGAGGAAAATCTAAAAATGTATTAGATATAATGGTCTGTAGCACTACTATAAAAGCAGTAGCCGAGCAATTTATGGTTGGTGATATAAATGAAAATAAAGGAATGATGGACTTTATACAAGGTATACTCGGCCAGGTTAATGAAGCATTAGGAGGTATTCCTGAATTAGATGTTGCTTATCACCATGAAGGAGATTATAAAGGTAAGTTTACTATAGTTGATAGAAATGGTCAAAAGGCTAAAAATCCTGAACAGATAGATGTATTTGGATTAAGTTCTACTGTTTTCGGTCTCAATGTAAGTAGTAAGATTAGCTCTAATATAGCAAATCAAGTAGCTATAGCAGCTCAAAGTACAAAGTCTGCAACTTCTCAGGAAGATTTATCCGTAATGATGAATTGGAATAGAGGAGCTATAGATAGACATATGCCTGTAAAAGAACAAGGAGAAGCTAAAACTGCTGATGATACTAACTCCGAAGCTAAAAAAGCAGATAGAAGGAAAAAATTTGTAGAAGGCTTTGAAGAAGTATATGATAATTTTAATAATAAAGGAAATAAAAACTTTGACCCAGCTTTTTTAACTAAGTTTAGAGCAGATGCAACAGCTGAACTAGTTAGTTATAAAGCTAAAAAATCTACTAGTGATCCTACTTTAGGAGTTGTACCGGTAGAATTAAGTATGGATTTAGACGGTATACAAGGATTTGTTATAGGAAGTAGTTTTAAAATAAATCAAGGAATACTACCTAAAAAATATAACCGTTTTGGTTTTATAATTACAGGTGTCAGTCATGAAATAGGGACAGATATGAAATGGAAAACAAGTGTAGGGACTCAATTTTACCCTTTAAAAAACGCAGACACAACTGATCAAGGATAATAAGATGTATTTACCTAAATTTAAATTTTTAAAAGACGTAGCAAAACCAGGAGCATTCGCTCTACCCGGAGGAGGAAACTTTGCTGGTGGTATAATAAAAGACTTTTTAGGAAGAGCATTCAAAGGTAGTTCTCCTGCAGGTTTAGATGCTGAAAATGATCAATTAGTAGATTTAGGTGCTGCAACTCCTGCTGATAAACAATTTGTTAATCAACTTAATCCTCCTAATTCTAAAGATTATGCAAAAGGTTCTTTTCCAAGATTTTTCATTAAAGATTCTCGAAATGAGAAAATTATAGAAGTTAAAAAAGATAGTTATAGAGCTGAAAAAGACGCAGATAAATTATATAGAAGAATTTTAAGGATAGAATGGTATGTAACTGGACCTAAAAAAGATCAATTGATAAATGGCTACTTACATCCTGGTACTGAATCTAAAAATCAAGATGTAATAAATCAAGCAGAAAAAATATTACCAGGTATTGGAGCTCAGATATTAAAAGACCCCGGTCAGTTTGTATTATCAGACAGTGAAATATCTCAGTTACCTAAACCTAAAAGACCTAAAGTTAGAGAAAATCTATTTACTAACGGTAAAGAATTTGTTAATAAAAGAACAGGACAAGAATACGTAGGTCCTTATCATATACACCCTTCTGAAGGAGCTATGGTTGGAGCAGTTCATGTAGCTAAAAAGCATGATAAGTTAGTACCTTTTCCAGAAATGTTTAAAGGTCCTAAATCTATCTTACCTCCTATACTTAAACCTCAACCTGAAGAAGAGTTTACCTTTGACCCTAAACCTCCAAGAGCATCTGCTATTAAAGAAGAAGATATAATAGACGCTAAACAGAAGAAAAAAATGGATGAAGCTAAAACAGCATCTGAAGAAAAAGAAAGGTACGAAGAAGAACAAAAAGAAACTATCGAACAATTACAAGAAGATAGAGATACTGATAGACAAAGAATAGCAGCATTAGAACAACAAGTAGCACAATTAGGTCAATCCTCAGGTCAAGCTGGAAGTTCTTCTTATTAAAGTTGTTTCTTAAAATTATTTTTTATATATTAGTAAAAAGGTTGTTATTAAATGTTTTATATAGTTGAATCTGATAATCAGATAGAGAAACTAAAAAGTTATGGTAAAAAAGGTTACGTAGAAGTTATTTCTAATAACGATAATATTCATCCTAAACTTTCTACTACTGTTGCTCTATATATTAGACCTTTAGAATCTGATAAAGGTTACATTATTCCTGTGGAACACGACGAAGGTATTAATATTTCAAAAAACCGTGTCTCCCAAGTTCTAGATACATTCGATACTCTTTATACATTAAATAGAAAAGACTTTATATATCACTTTAATACCCGTGGATTAATCGATATTTCATTACTATATTCTATGATAGAGTATGATAGATTGGATATTTTTCATAGTAATAAGACTTATAACTATTTTTATAGTAAAAATTCTAATTTTAAAGATATTAATAAACTTATACCTTTATCGAAGCATCATGAAAAATGCGAAGAAAATTTTAGTAAGATAAAAGATATTTTAGAAAAAGATATACCAAAAGGGTTCGATTTTTATAATGAAACTTGCAGCAATGTATTTTATTTAATTGAGCAGCAAGGATTAGGTATTTTTTATAATGCTTTTAACGAATTATTTAAACCAAAGAATCCTTTATATAATATTTATAACAATACAGTATTAACATCATATAATTTATACAATGCAACGTCTAGACCTACTAATGCTCATAATAGCATTAATTTCGCTGCTATTCCTAAATCTGAGAAACATCGAAAGTGTTTCAAACCTCAAAACGACAAGTTTGTTGAGTTTGATTTTGACGGTTATCACTTGCGTTTACTTTGTGATCAGATTAACTATAGGTTAAATGAGGAATCAGCTCATAAACAGCTTGCGAAATTATACTTTAACAAAGAAGAAATAACTGAAGAAGAATATTCAGAAGCAAAACAGTTAAATTTCCAAGCAATCTATGGAAAAATACCAAAAAAACATAAAAATTTAGAGATTTTTAAATTAATACAAGAGTATATTGATAATATGTGGAAAATATACCAAGATACCGGTGAGGTATGTAATCCGCAATCAGATAAACCTTTTACTAGTAAACTTAAAAGGATGAATCCTGCTAAATTAATGAATTATATGATGCAATCATTAGAAACATCTAATAATATTTTAATTTTAAAGGATGTATTAAGATATTTGAAAGATAAGAAGACTAAGATAGCTTTATACACGTATGATGCTATATTATTTGACTTTTCAAAAGAAGACGGTAAACAAACTTTACTAGATATTGAGAGAATTATGAGCAGAGATAATAAATATCCTGTTAAATTTAAATTCTCACAAAATCTAGTTTTATAAATTAATTAAATATTTATTTAAAATGGAATTAGTTACGGAAAAAGTAAACTTCGAGTACGATCTCGATAGAATTACTATAAACGACGATATGAGTAATAAACTATTCTGCACTTTCTCAACTGAATCTGACTTAGATAACACTCTACAGGTCATACAGAGTAAGTACAACATAATCTACAACAAAATTTTTGTCTTATATGCAAAGAGTCAAGATGAATATATTTGTACGTATAATGTAGATTTCGGTAATGTATCTAACTTTTTAGAAAATACTATTTTAGTACATAGAAAAAAAGAGTCTAATACATTATATACTATCAATGCATTAAATACAGTTATAAAAGAATTGAACGGTGGAGTATTAGATACTTCATATAAGATCAATTGGAGTGATTACAGAAATTGTATATTACTTACAAAGGGTTCTGAATTAAAAAGAATTAATACCAAACTTTTTCGTATAATAGAGTTGGATAATTAATTTTTTTTTCCTATATTATTATTAATAAGTTATAAAATAAAAAAAAGTTATACTATGGACTTAAACGCAATTAAAGATAAGCTTAATGCTTTAAACAACGACAGTAATTCTCAAAGAGAGAAAACTGACTATTCCAAGATATTTTGGAAACCTGAACTTGGTAAACAAGTAATTAGAATCGTTCCTTCTGTTTTCGATCCTGCATTTCCTTTTAAAGAGTTAAAGTTTCACTACGGTGTTGGAAAATACCCTATGGTCGCTTTATCTAATTTTGGTAAGCAAGATCCAGTAGAAGAGTTCGTAAAAGAGTTAAAGAAGACATCTGATAAAGATAATTGGTCTTTAGCTGGTAAATTAACACCGAAAACTAGAATATTTGCTCCAGTAGTAGTAAGAGGTCAAGAAGACCAGGGAGTAAGATTATGGGGATTCGGTATTACTATTTATAAAGCTTTATTAGCTTTAGCTGAAGATGAAGATGTTGGAGATTTTACAGACGTAATGAATGGTTGGGATATGGTAGTAGAGCAAAGACAAGGTAACCCTTACCCTGAAACTAGTGTAAGAATTAAACCTAAGCAGACTCCATTATCCGATAATAATGATTTAGTAGATACTTGGTTAAAAACTCAACCGAATCCTACTGAAGTATTTACTCAATATGATTACGACTTCATTAAGAAGCAATTACAATCTTATTTAAACCCTGGAGCTGAAGAGTCTAATGAGACTACTTCAACACAGCCAGAAAGCTCAAATAAAGCATCAGACTTTACTTTAGAGACAGCTACTGCTGGCAATCAAACTAAAGTAGAAAAATTTGATGATTTATTTAACGAGTAATTATGGCAAAAAAGAAGACTATTGCAGCAGCTACTAAAGCTGTCAAGGCGAATTTTGATTTAGGTAAATTTAAAAAGAAGAAAGGTTTTTCCAATGCTTCCGTAAAGTTCAAGGAGCAAGGATGGATACCATTATCTAAAGCCTTTCAGGATATTACATCCTTACCCGGCATACCTACCGGACACATCACTCTATTGCGTGGACATAGTGATACGGGCAAAACAACTGCCCTAATTGAAGCAGCGGTGAGTGCTCAGAAAATGGGCATTCTCCCAGTCTTCATTATCACTGAGATGAAATGGTCTTGGGACCATGCTAAAGAGATGGGATTAGATATCACTGAAATAACTGATGAATCTGGAGATATAACAGATTATGATGGATTTTTCTTATATGCTGATAGAGGTACATTAAATACTATAGAAGATGTAGCAGCTTATATGGCTGACTTAATGGACGAGCAGACTAAAGGAAACTTACCTCATGATATGGTATTTTTATGGGATTCAGTTGGATCAGTACCTTGTGATTTATCTGTAAGATCTAATAAGAATAATAATGAGTGGAATGCAGGAGCTATGTCTACTCAGTTTGGTAATAATCTTAATCAAAAGATTTTATTATCTAGAAAATTAGGTAATCCGTATACTAATACATTAGTAGCGATTAATAAAGTATGGACTCAGAAACCTGAATCTCCTATGGGTATGCCGAAACTACAAAATAAAGGTGGTATGTCTATGTGGTATGATTCTACGTTAGTAGTTACTTTTGGTAATATTACTAATCCGGGTACTTCTAAAATAAAAGCTATTAAGAATGGATTACAAGTAGAGTTCGCTAAAAGAACTAACGTACAGATAGAAAAAAATCATATAGGCGGTGTTCAATCTAGAGGAAGAGTTGTAATGACTCAACATGGTTTTATCCCAGATGATAAACGAGCTATAGATAAGTATAAAGATCAGTATAAAGATCACTGGTTAAAACTTGTTGGTAGTTTAGATTTTGATTTGATTGAAGAAGGAGATCTAGAAGAAGAAAACATAACACCGAATCTATTAGATTAATGAGTAAATCGTACGATAATATCTTATCTAACCTTAAAGAAACCCCACCCCGTGAGCTAAACGATCATATCTTGGTCGTGGATGCTATGAATACTTTTATTCGTAGTTTCTCTATGCTCAAAGCAATGAATCCGCAAGGTCACCATATCGGAGGCCTTGTTGGCTTCTTGCGTTCTTTAGGTTATGTAACTCGTATATTTGAACCTACGAGAATATTATGCGTATTTGATGGTAAAGGATCTTCTGTAAATAGAAAAAATATAGATCCTAATTATAAAGCTCATCGGACTAATACTAGAATAACTAATTGGGGTATGTTTGATAGTAAAGCCGAAGAGTATGAATCATTAGCAGCACAAGTAGATAGATTAAAAGACTATTTAGATTGCTTACCAGTGCATTCATTAGAAATGGAAAAATTAGAAGCCGATGATATTATTGCATATATGGCATTACAAGCTTCTAAATCTAATAAAAAAATTACTATAGTATCGTCTGATAAAGACTTTTTACAATTAGTAAATAAAAATGTTGAAGTTTATTCTCCTATAAAGAAAACTGTAATAAATACTGATAATATAAAAGATCATATTGGAGTATTACCTGAAAATTATAGTATAGTAAAAGCACTATTAGGAGATAATTCGGACGGGCTGAGTGGAGTTAAAGGATTAGGTCTTAAAACTATTATAAAAGAGTTTCCTTTAATGTCGAGAAAACCAGTAAGTGGTTTACAGTACATTTACGATATATGTGAAAAGAGATTAGAAGATAAAAAAATATTTGCTAAAATACTTCACAATTGGGGTAAAGTAGAGACAAATTATGATTTGATGAATTTACATGAAGGACTGTTGGATAATAGCGAAAAAAATCATATATTTGATACTATAAAAGATAATGTACCTAACCTACAAGTAGGAGCTTTTTTACACCTTTTAGATACTGATAAGATAGAAGGTATAACTAAAAATACTGAAGGTTGGTTACAAAATTTTAGGGGTTTAACGGTTTTTAAATAAAAGTTATGACATTACAAAAATTAAATGCTTACGGTAAAGCTTTCCAGTTAAAGGTATTAGGATCGCTTCTAACCGATAAAGCTTTTCTACTTAATATTAGAGACGTATTAAAAGAAGAGTATTTCGATTCAGATGCTCATAAATGGATTATTAAACAAGTAGTTGAATATTTCGATAAGTATCATACTACTGTTACCATGGACGTACTTAAAGTAGAACTTCAAAAGGTTGAAAACGATGTTCTTCAAGTTGCGCTTAAAGAAGAACTTAGAAACTCTTATCAATCTTCTCAAGACGATTTAGAATACGTACAAGAAGAGTTTCATAACTTTTGTAAGAATCAAGAAATGAAAAGTGCTATATTAGATTCTGCTGATTTATTAAAAGCTGGAGATTATGATGGTATTAGAAATATGATCGAAAAAGCTTTAAAAGCAGGATTAGATAAAAATATAGGTCACGAATTTGAAAAAGATATTGAATCAAGATATAGAGTTGATTACAGACCTACTATACCTTCTCCTTGGCCAGTACTTAATGATGGTATTCAAGGTGGTTTCGGTCCTGGAGATTTAACTATTATATTTGGTAGTCCTGGAGGAGGTAAATCTTGGACTATGGTTGCAATAGCTGCACATGCAGTAAAGATGGGGCATAAGGTTAATTTTTATACTTTAGAATTAGGTGAAGATTATGTTGGTAAAAGATTCGATTGTTATTTTACTGGTTACGGAATAGAAGAAGTAAATAAACATCGTAAAGAAGTTCAACAGCACGTTAATAATTTAAAAGGTAAATTAATTATCAAAGAATATGCTCCTAAATCTGCTTCTATTTCTACTATAAAAGCTCATGTTCAGAAATGTATCGATATGGAACATAAACCTGATATGATAATTATAGATTATGTTGATTATTTAAAGCCTCCGAGTAAAGGAAAATATCAAGATAGAAAATTTGAAATAGATGATAATTTTATAGCTACTAAAGGACTAGCTAAAGAATTAAAAATTCCTGTTCTTACTCCTTCTCAAGTAAATAGAATGGGTGCTAGAGATAGTATCATAGAAGGAGATAAAGCAGCAGGTTCCTATGATAAGATGATGGTAGCTGATTTATGTCTATCGTTATCCAGACAAAAGGAAGATAAAGTTTTAGGTACGGGTAGAGTTCACGTTATGAAGAATAGATATGGAATGGATGGAATGACGTATAACGTAAAAATGGATACAAATAATGGTCATATATCGTTTGAAGGTAAAGCTAATCCTGATGAATTACTAGATAATTCACAAACTAGCCCTCATGCTGATATAGCGAAGAAATTTTTTAGTCTCGATGGTGCAGAAAGCTAGATATATATTATATTTATTAAAGCGTCCTTTCGAGAATCTTCGGGGGCGTTTTGTGTTTAACCTAAATAAAATTTATTAATATGAGTTTACTGAAAGAAAGGGTTGTGTATAAACCCTTCGAATATCCCAAAGCATTTGATTACTATATGAAACAACAACAGGCACATTGGTTATGGACTGAAGTACCCATGGCACAGGACGTGACTGATTGGAAGACTACTTTGAAAGACCACGAAAAAAATATAGTTGGAGGGATATTGAAAGGATTTGCACAAACTGAAACAGTAGTAAACGATTATTGGACTGGATTAGTTACAGGATGGTTTAGAAAACCAGAAGTGATAGCAATGGCTACTACATTTGGTTGTTTTGAAACTATACATGCTGAAGCTTATTCATTATTAAACGAACAATTAGGATTAGATAATTTTGCTGAATTTTTAGAAGATGAAACTACTATGGCAAAAATAGAATCTTTAATGAATGTTAGAGATGCTCATGACGGTACTCCTAATTGGCATGAAAGAGCTAAATCATTAGCTATATTTTCAGCATTTACTGAAGGAGTAAATTTATTTTCTTCTTTTGCGGTATTACTTTCTTTTAAATTAGAGAATAAATTAAAAGGAGTAGGCCAGATAGTTGAATGGTCTGTAAGAGATGAATCTCTTCATTCAGATGCTGGTTGTTGGTTATTTAGAACTATGATGGAAGAAAATCCTAAAATGAAAACTAAAAAGTTACAAAAAGAGATTGCTGAAGCAGCTCATTTAGCTTTAAAATTAGAATTTGATTTTATAGATAAAGTTTTTGAAATGGGTGATTTACCGAACTTAGGTAAAGAAGAATTAAAGAATTTTATTAAACATAGAGTAAATACTAAAATGGGTGATTTAGGTTTAGAGCCTATAATTCCTTCTGAAGAAATCGATAAAGGAGCTTTAAAAACTATGAAATGGTTTGACGCAGTTATTGCAGGTAAGCAGCATACAGACTTCTTTGCTAATAGAGTTACAAATTATTCAAAAGGCCACGTTGATTGGTCTCAAGCTTTTTAATTAGATAGTATATGGCACCTATAGATACGAGTACATGGGAAGTCGGAAAAGACTTTCCGGAATGGATGAATGAAGTTTCGTTAGCAACAATCTCAAAAGGTTATTTACTACCTGATGAAACTCCAAAATTAGCTTTTAGAAGAGTAGCTAATAGAATATCACAAAGATTAGATAGACCAGATCTTGCTAATAAATTTTTCCGTTATATGTGGAAAGGTTGGCTAAATTTAGCATCTCCAGTTTTATCTAATACTGGTACTGATAGAGGTTTACCAATATCTTGTTTTGGTATTGATACTCCAGATTCTATTAGAGGTATTGGTTTAACTAATGCTGAATTAATGAGATTAACTTCTCTTGGAGGAGGAGTAGGAATAGGATTATCTAAAATAAGAGGTAGAGGAGCTAAAATAGGAGCAGGAGAAGGAATGGGTCAATCAGAAGGAGTAGTTCCATGGGCTAAAATATATGATTCAACTATTATAGCTACTAATCAAGGTGCAGTAAGAAGAGGAGCAGCATCAGTTAATTTAGATATTAATCATCCTGATATACATGAATACTTACAAATAAGAAGACCTAAAGGAGATCCTAATAGACAATGTCTTAACTTACATCAATGCGTAGTAGTAGATGATTCTTTCATGGAAAAATTAGAAAGAAGAGAGCCTGAAGCTATGGAGTTATGGATAGAAATTCTTAAATCTAGAATGGAAACCGGAGAGCCTTACATAATGTATAAAGATAATGTTAATAATGCTAATCCTCCAGCCTACGTTAAGAATAATTTAGAAGTAACTATGACTAATATATGTAGTGAGATTACTTTATTTACTGACGAAGAGCATAGCTTTATATGTTGTTTATCTTCTGTTAATTTAGCTAAATATCATGAATGGAAAAATACTGATTTAGTAGAAACTGCTGTATATTTCTTAGATGGAGTATTAGAAGAATTTTTAGCTAAAACTTCTGGTAGAGAATCTTTAGTAAGAGCTCATAGAAGTGCTAAAAAAGGTAGAGCATTAGGATTAGGAGTATTAGGATGGCAATCATTTTTACAAAAAGAAAGAATTCCTTTTAATTCGGTCGCGGCGACTTCGTGGACTCATAAAATATTTTCTCAACTAGAAACTCAAGCAAAAGCTGCTTCTAGAAAACTAGCTGATGAATATGGAGAACCTGTATGGTGTAGAGGTACTGGAATGAGGAATACTCACGTATTAGCAATAGCTCCTACTGTGTCTAATAGTACTATAGCAGGTGGGGTATCGGCTGGTATAGAACCTTATCCTGCTAATGTTTATACCTTCAATTCCGCAAAAGGTACTTTTATAAGAAAAAATAAAGCATTAGAAGAATATTTAGAAGAAAAAGGACATAATACTGAAGAGGTATGGGATCAAATTATGAAAGATAGAGGTTCTATTATGAACTTACCTACTGATATTATGCCTGCTGAAGATAAAGAAATATTTTATACTTTTTCAGAAATTAATCAATTAGGTTTAGTAGAACAAGCAGCTGCTAGACAGAAATATATAGATCAAACTCAATCATTAAATTTAGCGTTCGATCCTGGGGATAGTCCAAAGTTTATTAATTTAGTTCATCAAACAGCTTGGAAGTTAGGAATAAAAACTCTATACTATTTACGTACAGATTCAGTAATAAATGGTGATATAGGTAGTAGAACTTCTGAAGATTGTTTAAGTTGTGATGGCTAGCTATTTATATATATGTCAAGAAGATTACTATTACAAGCATCATTTATAGGGGCAGACGTTACTAACGTAGAAATTTTTCATACTACTGCTAGTGCAGAAAATAAATTAGCAGCTAACGTTTCTCCAAGTGTTTTAGCAGATACCGGAATAGAAGTAGATGCACCAGATAACGCAACTCTTTTTTTCGCAAGGGTATTAGGAGGAGTATGTCAATTAGTTACCGGTAGTCTTACTGTACAAAATAATGATGTAACTAAACGTTTCTTTACGTTTAAATCAGCAGATCAAGGAGGTGATACTAGTCACTTCGATAACGCTACTTATGTAGTTAGTGTAAATACTCAAGAAGAGCCTTTAGCTACATTTGGCGGAAACGAAGGTCCTGCTTCATCAGTAGTTGCTCATAACTATGAAGAAGGAGATACAGTTACTGTAGTAGCAACTCCGGTATACCCTAACACTTTCTTTGGTTACTATTCAGGCTCTACACAGATTGAATCTGAGACTACTTTAACTATAGGTATAAATGACTTTACTGGTAGTAATTCAACTGCTAGAGATATCATTATAGGAAGAGCAGGAGTCGATTAAGATTCGGTGAATTTCATCTATTTATATTTAACAACACCTTAAATTTATTATGAAAAAATTACTACTTACTTGTCTTATAGGTTTAATCTCTGTAAGTACAATTGATGCTCAAACGGTATCCAATGAAGTTAAGAAACCAAAAAAGAATTTCTTCAAAGAATTTTATAATGATTTCTTAAAATATGGAACGTTTTATGCTGCCGGCGATATTAGAAACGCTTATCAGAATTCAAGAAAAGATTATTTCGTACAAAGACCACCAGATGGTGATTTATACTCTGTACCTAGAGTAATAGAAGTAACTGAATATTTTCCATTTGATTACAGATATGGAATCGGAATTAGAAAATTAGGTAGATTCGATTATGAAAGAAAACCTGATAATTTTTGGACTGGTAATCAATTAAGAGAGAATGCACAAGCTTTAACAGCACCTACTTCTGCAGTAAAAGGATTCGAATATCTTTTACATTATGAAAAAGAAAGATTAAGAGGTGAAGAATGGAATAACTGGAGATTTTTCTTAAGACATACAGGTAAGCATCATATAGTTAAATTAGAATCTAGAAGTATAGGAGCTTTTGACTTTAATTATCAATCAGCTGAATTAAGAGGTAGATTACCAATAGGTAAGAAGTTTAGTATAAGTGCTGGTGCAATATATAGAACACACCAAAGAGCTTATGGATATAATCCTATAGAAATATGGTTAAATGAAACTGAAATTATAGATGGAGTAGAATATCCTGCTAATCCTTGGTACTCTTTAGGTTATGAATATGGATATACTGACCACGCAACAACTTATACTGATTTACAAACTGGTGAAGAAACATTTGATTATATTTGGAGAGATGAAGATGGAAATATAGTTGCTTACTCAGATTTAGATTTTAGAAATACAATATTTAGAGACTTAATTAACGTATTTAATAATGATATTTGGGATGAATTAGAGCCTTACGGTGTTTTATCTCCAATCATAGGAATGGATTTTTATCATTATAAAGGAAACTTTTGGTTTCATGGATATGGAAATTACCTACCCCCTTATCACAGATATGTAGCTGGGGACTCTGACTTCAATTATTTAAACAGAAATAACTGGGGTAAAGGAGGATTAATAAAAGATGCAGAAGATGAACAATGGACTGATTTTCAAGCTGGAGTTAATTTCGGTTGGAAAGTAGGTAAAAACATTGGAGTATTTGCATCTGGTGAATATACTAGATTCTGGGATACTAAATTCTTTAACAGTACTTTTGGTATAAACTTTACATTTAGATAATGGCAAAGCAAATAGGCGAAGATACTAAAGTAACATTAGACTTAAAAACCATAGGGATGCTTGCAGTTGGTATAGCATCCTTAGTTGGTATGTGGTTCGCTTTGCAAGCTGATATACAAGAAGCTAAAGAATTACCTTTACCAGTTATCGATAGAACAGAATATGATTTAAAAGATGAATTAATTCGTCAAACTATTATGGATACTCAAGATGATGTCGAAGAGATAAAAGAACAATTAGATAAAATCGATGAGCGTCTATATGAGTTACAAAGAAAATAGTTAATATGAAAAAGTTTATTCTTATTTTTCTACTGTATATACCATTCACTTCATTTTCTCAAACTTGGATAGATGATTCTAATTTTGAAGATTCATTAACTGCTAAACATGCTTTTGATGATGATGAAACTGGAGATATAGTAGTTATAGAATTTTGGGCAAAGTTTAATGAAGTTAATGCTTTTGCTGATTGGGATAAATTACAAGGAGTTACGTACTATAGAGTTGATATTGCTAAAGCACCTAATGCTAAAAAAGAATATAGAGTAAGAATGGCACCTACTTTAATTATATTTAAAGACGGTATAAAAGAAGAAACATTCAAAGCAGGTTTAGACCTATTATTTCCAGCAACTCTTGATGAAGTTCAAGAAGCTATAGAAGATATAAAACAAGCTAATAAATTTTAAATAAAAGTTGCATTTCTGCAGCTTTTTTATTATATTATAATATATGCAAGTAATTAAATTTTATGCTGATTGGTGTGGACCTTGTCAAACCTATAAATCTCAATGGAATAAGGTAGTAGAAGAGTTAAAAGATGGTGAAATCGAATTTTTAGATATTAACGTTGATAAAGATACTACTGGTTTAGCTGCTAACTATAATGTTAGAAGCATACCTTTTACTGTTGTTGTTGAAGGTGAAAAAGTTAAAAGCAAAACAGGTCTACTTACATCCAGTGAATTAAAAAGTTTTATTTTAGATTAATATATGTTACGAAATCCTAATAGTCTATCAAAAAAAGATACTATTATCGAAGATCCAGCAATGGAACCTTACTTTATGACTCGTTCAGCTACTCATGAATTCACAGTTTTTGAAAGAGTAACTAAAGGAGCTAATAACAAAAAATATTTAAGAGTAGTTGGTTATCCTTCTACATTTGGTAGAGCATTAAATATGATAGTCATTTTAATTTTTATTAATCATGGCAAAAAATGTCGTAGTAAGTCTAAGTGGAGGGATGGACTCCTCAACGTTGTTACTCAGATGTTTATCAGAGTATGATAATGTTACAGCTTTATCTTTTGATTACGGTCAAAAGCATAGAGTAGAACTTGAAAGAGCTCAATCTTTAGTAGATTATTTACAAGAGAATGGCTTACAAGTTAAATATCAAGTAATTAAACTTGATGGTTTAGTTAATTTACTAAATTCGAATCTGGTGGAAGGAGGTGAAGACGTACCAGAAGGTCATTATGAAGAAGATAATATGAAAGCTACTGTTGTTCCTAATAGGAATAAAATATTTGCTTCGTTAACTCAAGCAGTTGCTTTATCAGCAGCTAATGCTAACGGTAATGAAACAGATATAGCTTTAGGTATTCATGCTGGAGATCATGCTATTTACCCTGACTGTAGACAAGAATTTAGAGATGCTGACGATGCTGCCTTTAGAATAGGTAACTGGGAAGCAGATAAAGTGGGGTACTTTACTCCTTACTTAGAAACTGATAAATTAGGAATTTTAAAAGATGGACAAGAATTGGTTGGAAAGCTTGGAATTGAGTTTAATGAAGTTTACAAACGTACTAATACTTCTTACAAGCCCTATCCTAGCGGCAATAGTGACTATAAATCAGCTTCATCTGTTGAAAGGATTGAAGCATTTATCAACCTTGGTGTGGACGACCCTGTACAATATGAGGATGAAACTGGAGCAGTTGAATATGGTACTGCGAAAGCACATGTAGAGAAATTGTTAGCCCAGTATGCGGGATAAATAAAGAAGCCGCCTTGTGCGGCTTTTTTTTATGAAAATATTATTAATACATACAGGTAGAGTTGGTAGTAGAGCTCTTACAAGAGCATTAAGCAAAATACTACATTGTGGGTCTGTAGAAGAACCTTTTATGGTTAAAACTGAAGGTAGATCTAGAGAACCTAATTTATTCTATTTAAAATATTTACCAAGTAAATATATAGTAGATAATGTAATAAGTCATGCATCTTTAGATTTTCATTTACAGTCTACATTTTATTTTGATAAAATAATATTAATTACTAGAAAAGATACTAAGGAACAAGCTATAAGTTATGCTCATGCATGGAAATATTCTCAATCTACTAATAAATGGCATGAACCGTATAAAGATAAATTAGCAAACTTAACTGATAAAGAGATAAATGAACAGATACGAATTATAAAACAAGCTAATAAAAATTTAGAAGAAATATCAAAAACAGCTCAATTACCAATTTTTTATTATGAAGATTTATTTTCTAAAGATAATAAAGGTTTAAAATATTTATTTAAGTACTTAGATGTTAAATATAAAGATTCATATAAAAATGATTCGTTTTATAAACTAAACCCTAAATTTAGGTATAGAGTATTTGAACAAACAAGTACTACATTAGATAATAAAAAGAAATCTACGTTTTGATAAGTAAATCAGATTATATTTGTACAGCACCTTTTAGGTATACTGAAGTTCATGATAAAGATCAATGGTTATGTTGCCCTTCTTGGTTACCTGTAGATATAGAACAAGGTTTAGGAATAAAAGGAAATTTTAGATCTTCTAAAGCTCAAGAAGTGAGAGATTCTATATTAGACGGTTCGTATAAATTCTGTGATGAATTACAATGCCCTTATTTAGCAGAACTTAAAAATAATAAAATTTCTAAAAGATTTTTACCTAAGACATCTGAGAATATCAATATGATAAAAAGTATTGAAGGTCCTCATACAGTTAATTTTTCTTTTGATAGAAGTTGTAATTATGCTTGTCCTTCTTGTAGATTAGATTTTGTTATGTATAAGGGTGAAGAAAGAGAAATGGTAGAAAAGAAATTAAAAGAAGTAAATGAAGAACTTTCTCCTTTCGTTAAAAGGCTTTATTTAAGTGGAGCAGCAGATCCTTTCTTTAGTAACTCTTTTAGAAAATTTATGATTGAATTACCAGCACATAAATATAAAAAATTAGAAAGTATGCATTTACATACTAATGGTAGTTTATGGACTGAAAATTTATGGAATAGAATGAAAGGTATTCATAAATTTGTAACATCTTGTGAAATATCTGTAGATGCTGCTACTAAAGATACGTATGAAAATAAAACTAGAATAGGAGGTAAGTGGGAAACTATTTTAGAAAGATTAGATTTTATTACTCAGATACCTACTATAAAATGGTATTGCTTTTCTTTTGTAGTTCAAGATTCTAACTATAAAGAAATGTATGATTATTATAGATTAATTGAATCTTACTTTAAAAAAAGAAAAACTCCTGTAAAATGGGAAGTGAAAACTAATAGAATAATTAACTGGGGCACCTATACTGATGAAGAAATGATGAAAAAAGAAGTTTTTAAACCAGAACATCCTTTGTTTAATGATTTTTTATTAGAGTTAGATAAAATAAAAGATTTACCTAATATAGTTCATAATTTTCATGAATTATATGAAACTGAATCTACTTTAATATAGAAAAAGTTGGTATTCTTAAATAATTTTTATATTTTTAATTAATGGACATTTTAGTAACTGGAGGTAATGGTTTTATAGGTTCTAACTTAATTAATAGGTTAATAGAAGAAGGTCATTATGTTGTTTCAATAGATAATCTATCAACAGGTAAAAAAGAAAATACCGTATCACATGCTAACTATTTGTATGCTGATATAAATGATATAGATACAATAGATTTTAAAGCAGACCTCGTCTATCACCTTGCTGCATTGTCTCGAATACAACCATCTTTTAATAAACCAGATGAAACTTTCAAAAGTAACGTTTTAGGTACTGAAAAAGTAATGGAATGGGCTAGATTAAATAATGCAAAAGTAGTTTATGCAGGCTCATCATCAAAACATTTTAATCCTTATCAATCTCCATATGCAATGTATAAGTACTTAGGAGAAGAAGTAGTTAAAATGTATAAAGAAGTGTATGGTGTGAATGCTGAAATTGCAAGATTTTATAATGTTTACGGACCTAATGAAATAATAGGAGATCAAGATAATGATGGAGCAGCAGTTATAGGTATTTGGAGAAATCAAATAGCTAATAATAAACCTTTAACTATAGTTGGTGATGGTAATCAAAAAAGAGATTTTACTCATGTAGATGATATAGTTGATGGATTATGGAGAATAGGAATGAAAAATGAAAAGCATAAAGATGCATGGGAATTAGGTTCTGGTAAAAACTATTCTATAAATGAAGTTTACGGGATGTTTAGAAAGAAATTTAAAACAAAATATAAACATATACCAGACCAAGCAGGTAATTATCCTTCTACTTTACAAATAAACGACGATGCTCAAAGAAAGTTAGGTTATGATCCTCAAGATAGGTTAGAAAAATATATTAAAAGTTTATGATTCAAGTAGGAATTTCAGCATTTTATCATGATTCTGCAGTTTGTGTGTTAAAAGATGGCAAAGTAATAGTAGCAGCAGAAGAAGAAAGATTTACAGGTTTAAAGCATGATAGTAGTTTTCCGGAAAAAGCTTTACAATGGTGTTTATATGAGGCTAATATTATAGATTTAAATGAAGTAGATGAAGTATGTTGGTACGAAAATCCTTCTATCAAAAAAGATAGAGTTATAAGAATATTTAATAAAAGACCTTTCAGAACCTTTTCTAATAGACTAAAATTTTTAAAAAGCTTTAAAAAGGAAAAAAATCCTGAATATATTATAAGGAAAAAATGGGGTTATAACGGTAAAATAACTTTCGTAGATCATCATCTAAGTCATGCTGCTTTTAGTTATCTTACTAGCCCTTATAAAAATGCTGCTATATTAACTGTGGATGGAGTAGGAGAATGGGAAACAGTTACTATATCTAAAGGAGATGGTGAAAATATAGAAAAAAAATTATCAATTAACTTTCCTCATTCGTTAGGTATGTTGTATTCAACTTTAACTGCTTATTTAGGATTTAAACCTAATGAAGGAGAATACAAAGTTATGGGATTAGCACCTTACGGTAATCCAGGAGTTTACTTAAATAAATTAAAAACTATTTTTAGTCATACTGATAAAAAATTTAAAATTAAACAAAAATATTTTACTTGGGAATATGATGATAGAATTATGTTTAACAAAAGGTTCTGTAACTTACTTGGGATTCCACCAAGATTACCTGAAGAACCATTATTACAAGAACATAAAGATTTAGCAGCAGCATGTCAAAAATTATATGAATTAGAATTTTTAAGATTAGTAAAAGATGCTTTTTTATTATGTGATTCTAAAAATTTAGTTTTAGGAGGAGGTTGTGCATACAATGGAGTAGCTAATTCTAAAGCATATAGGTATTTTAGAAGCATTCATATCCCTTTCCATCCTTCAGATGCAGGATCTGCTATAGGAGCATGCTTATTAAAATATAAAGGTCCTCGTAAAGATAACACTTCACCGTACTTAGGACCTAAATTCCACGATTATGAAATAATGAGAACTATAGAAACTTACGGTAATAAAATAAAAAGTTATAGTTTATCTGATAAAGATCTTATTAAAAAAACTGCTTATTTGATTAATAGCGGTAATGTAATAGGTTGGTTTCAAGGTAGAATGGAGTTTGGTTCTAGAGCATTAGGTAATAGAAGTATATTAGCTTCTCCTTTAGTACCTAATATGAAAGCTAAATTAAATGAAGTTATTAAGAAGAGAGAAGGCTTCAGACCTTTTGCTCCATCATGTATTGAAAAAGATGCATATAAGCTTTTTAATATTAAAGAACCTATACCGTATATGAACCAAGTAGTAACTGTAAAAGAAGGTGTTAGACCTATGCCTGCTATAACTCATGTAGACGGAAGTGCAAGAGTACAAACAGTAAATAAAAAACAAAATAGTAAGTACTATTTATTATTACAGGAACTTAAGAGAATTTCAGGTATTGGGGT